TCCGGCCCGTTGCCGATCGCGTCCCTTACGAGCGCAACGCTCGGCGGCATCCGGCCGACAAGGTGCGGAAGCTCGCCGAGATCATCCGTGAGTTTGGATGGACGGCGCCGATCCTGGCCGACGAAACCGGGATCGTCGCCGGCCATCGCCGGCGCCTCGCGGCGATGCTGATCTACGGGGAGGGCGGGACGATCCGCCTGCCCGGCGGCCAGGAGCTTCCGCCGGGGACCGTCCCTGTCGTCGATTGCACCGGATGGTCCGACGCGCAGCGCCGCGCCTATATCCTGGCCGACAACCAGACGACGCTTGAAGGCGAGTGGGACGACGATCTGCTGCGCTTGGAACTGACGTTCCTTGAAGGCGCCGGGTTCGACATGGCGCTTGCGGGCTTCGATGCCGAGGCACTCGAAGCGGCGCTGGGCGCGGCCGGCGCCGGCGGCAACGAGCCGCCCGATCCGGACCCGCTCAAGGTCAAGCTTTCCGATCGCTTCGGCGTCCCGCCCTTCTCTGTCCTGAACGCCCGCGAGGGTTGGTGGCAGGACCGGAAGCGGGCGTGGCTGGCGCTCGGCATTCAATCCGAACTTGGGCGCGGCGAGAACTTGGCAGCGATGGGCGGCGCGATCGAGCGGCGCGAGAAGATCAAGGCTCGCGCGATCCCAGGCGGATCGCGCGAGCCGTTGGCGCGGGCGCGGGCCGGAGAGAAGTCGCCGATGAAGCGCGCCAACGCCGAGCCGGGCGGTTCCAAGATGCCGGCGGCGAACTACGGCAAGACGAAAGCGCGCGGCGATGGTCGCGGCCGGGCGGTGAAGTGATGGCGAAAGGCAAGGCCCGGACCTTCGGGCAAGACCTGATGCGCGGCGAGCATGTCGTCGGCGAGAAGCGCAACAACGGCGTCCTGATGCCGTCGCACACCTCGGGTGATCCCTCGTTCTACAAGAAAAAGCGGGAAGCGGAGGCCGCGCTTGGCCGCGAGCTTTCGACCGACGAGTTCCTCCGCGACCACTACGTACCAGACGATGCACCCGTCGCCTCGGGCACCCCGATCTTCGACCCGGTCCTCTGCGAGCTGTCCTACCGCTGGTTCTGCCCGCCGGGCGGCGTGATCCTCGATCCCTTCGCCGGCGGATCGGTGCGCGGGATCGTCGCCAGCAAGCTCGCCCGCCACTACGTCGGCGTCGAACTTCGCCCCGAGCAGGTTGCCGCCAACCGCGAGCAAGGTCTTGCGATCTGCGGCGATCCGCATCCCGAGTGGATCGAGGGCGACAGCCGGGGCATCGACGCCTTGGCGGCCGGGACCGAGGCGGATTTCGTGTTCTCCTGCCCGCCCTATGCCGACCTCGAAGTCTATTCGGACGATCCTGCCGATCTTTCGACACTCGATTACCCGGCGTTCCGGGAGGCGTATTTCGAGATCGTCGCCAAGACGTGCGGCCTACTACGCGAGGATCGCTTCGCCTGCTTCGTCGTGGGCGAGGTCCGGGACAAGCGCGGGAACTACTACGGGTTCGTCCCCGACACGATCGAGGCCTTCCGCCGGGCGGGCTTGGCGTTCTATAACGAAACCATCCTCGTGACGGCCGCCGGGTCGTTGCCGATCCGCGCCGGGAAGCAATTCGAGGCGACGCGCAAGGTCGGCAAGACGCATCAGAACGTGCTCGTGTTCGTCAAGGGCGACGCCCGCAAGGCGACCGAGGCGATCGGGCCGGTCGAGTTCGGCGAGATCGAGGACGATGGGGAGCCAGAGGCCACCCCCGAAGCGGGGCCGGCCGATCAGGAGCCGTGGGGCGAGAAGCTTTGATCCTGCCGCCGCCGATTGTTGTCGAACACGACGGCATCCATGTCGTCCGGGACGATCTGGTCGGCGGCGGCACGAAAGCTCGCTACATGGTTCATCTGTTCCGCCATGCCGACGAGGTTGTTTATGCGACGCCGGCGGAAGGCGGCGCGCAGACGGCGCTCGCTTGGGCGGCGCGCGAGCTTGGCAAGAAAGCGACGCTGTTCGTTGCCAAGCGGGCAAAGCCGCATCCCCGCGCCTTGATGGCGAAGCGCCTGGGCGCCACGGTTTGGCAGGTTTCCCCCGGCTATCTGACGGTCGTCCAAGCGCGCGCTCGGGCCTACTGCGCGGCGACAGGGGCGACGTTGGCGCCGTTCGGCGTGGACATGCCCGAGGCGATCGACGTCATTGCCCAAGCGGCGCTGGCAACCGGGATCGTGCCTGACGAGGTTTGGTGCGCAAGCGGATCGGGCGTCCTGATGCGGGGGCTGACGAAGGCTTGGCCGAACGCGCGGCGGCATGCCGTCCAGATCGGGCGCGATCTTTCGCCGGAGGACGTTGCCGGGGCAGAAATCCATGTCCACCCGCTCGCCTACAGCCAGCAGAGCAAAGCGCCCTGCCCCTTCCCTGCCGATCCGCACTATGACCGGAAGGCGTGGGAAATAGCGAAGGCCCGCCGTGGGGCGGGCCTTGTCCTGTTCTGGAGCGTGACCGGGCCGGCGGATTAGGCCGCCTTCCCCTGCGCGGCTCGGGCCTTGAGGGCGATCACCGCGAGGTTGCGATACTTGTCGATCGCCTTCGGGCTGCTCGACACCGGGTTGATCTCGAAGGCTTCGAGGCCCTTGATATCGCCGGCCTCAGCCAACGCGACCACTTGCGCCAGCTTCGCCCGGAACCGCTTGTGCGTCTCGGCGCTGAAATCCGGGACCGGCGGGAGGGTTCCGGCTTCGGCGGCGGCGAGGATCGCGGCGCGCTTGCCGATGGCCTTGTCGGCCTTGGCCGGCTTCTCTGCCTTCGGGGCCTTCGCAGGCTTCTCGGCCTTGGCGGGGGCCTTCACCGCGACGGGGGCACGCTTGCGCGGCTTGGTCGTGGCTTCGGCCTTGGCTTCCATCGCGGCGACCTGATCGCCGGCCTTGAGGATATCAAGCTCGGCGCGCAGGTGCCCGGCGGCGAGGTCGAAGTCGTCAATGTCGAGGAAGCCGGCGGGCGCCTTGATGCCGGCCTCGGTTGCGACGTTCAGGAACCGCTTGATCGCGGCGTCCTTGCTGTTGGCGCGCTTGAAGCCGCCGCCCGTCATGATGGCGGAAAGCTGGGCGATCTGCGTGGTGCTGAGGTTGGTCGTGGTCATTTCAGTCTCCTTTTCAATCAATCGGGGCTGGTAGTGGGCAGGGACAAAGGCCGACCGGCCTTCCGGGGTGATCGCATAGACCATCCCCTTGCGGCCGTTCTTCGCTTCTCCGGCCATCAGGGCCGCCCTAGCGCGGGCGGCATCGAGGCTGTCGAAGGTTTCCGTGTGGAAGCGACCGACGCCGAGGAAGATCGTGGCGTCGAAGCGCGTGGCGCGCTCGATGATCTCGTATTCGATGGGTTCCGGCTTCGGCATCAATCAATCCCTCCAATCGGGTGTCTCTCACCTATTGCGAGCGTGTGCGGAAGTCCAGCAGTGAGTTGGAAAAAAACCACCTATGGCCGGTAAATCGGAGCACACGCCGGAGCCGGCGGGCCTGATCACGCTTGAGCAGGCCGGGAGGCTGCTTGATGGGATCACTGCCGAGCGCGTCCGCCAACTGATGAAGGAAGGCTGGATACCGAAGGAGCGGCCCGGCCGCGTCCTGATGGTCGCGGCCGTCCAGGGTTATATCCGCTATCTGAAAGACGTGGCGAAGCGGACGACGAAGACGGCCGCCGAAAGCCGCGTCCGGGATGCCCGCGCGGAGGAAATCGAAATGCGCGTTGCCGAGCGCCGGCGGGAACTGATCCCGATCGACGACGCGACGCTCGCCCTCGATCTCCTCGTCGGGCGGGTCAAGGAAGAAATGGGCGGCATCGCCGCCCGCGTGACGCGCGATATTGATCTGCGCCGAAAGATCGAGGCCGAGGTGAATGGCGCGCAAGCACGTATTGCGGAAGCGCTCGGAGCATCTGCCGAGCTTGCTCGAACGGGCAAAGACGTTTCTGGCGCCATCGCCGATAACGACGCCTGACGATTGGGGGCGGGCGAACCGCCGCTATCCGGCGTCCGCCGGCATCCCTGGGCCGCGCGATCCGTCGCTGACGGCCTATATGATCCCGTTTGCGCGCAAGGTTCACGAAGCGCGCCATGCGCGCGTCGTGGGCGTGACGGCGGCGCAGTCGGGGAAGACCGACAATATCCTCGACTGCATCGGCGCCCGCCTCGATCAGCGGCCGGCGCCGATCCTGTACGTCGGGCCGAGCAAGGAGTTTCTGAACGACCAGTTTGAACCCCGCCTGATGGGGCTGCTCGACGAGGCCAAGACGCTCGCCGCGAAGGTCATTCGCGGCCGGCGGATGAAGAAGACCCTCAAATACGTGGCAGGCGTCCGCGTCCGTCTCGCTTCGGCGGGATCGTCCTCCGCGCTCAAGTCCGATCCCTTCGCCCTTGGCTTCGTGGATGAGTACGACGAAATGATCGCCAACATCAAAGGCCAGGGCGACCCTCTCGGCCTCGTCGAGGCGCGCGGCGATACCTACGCCGATTTTGTCACCGCGATCGTCTCGACGCCCTCGCGGGGCTACGTCGAGACGGAGATCGATCCGGTCAACGGGTTGGAGTTCTGGAAGGTCGGCGCGGTTGAGCACGTCGAAAGCCCGATCTGGCGGCTGTTCCAAAGCGGAACCCGGCACCACTTCGCCTGGCCCTGCCCGCATTGCGGCGAGTATTTCATCCCTCGCTTCAAAAACTTGAAGTGGCAGAAGGGCGCAACGCCGGCGCAGGCGAAGCGGACGGCATATCTGCTGTGCTCCAATCCGGAGAGCGGCGGGGTGATCGAGGATCACCACAAGCCGGACATGATCGCGGCCGGCGTGATGGTTGCGCCGGGGCAGACGATCGAGGATGCGCGCGCCGGCATAAACGAGCCGGAAAACAGTACGTGGTCGGGCTGGACGAGCGGCCTTTGCAGCCCGTTCCAGACGTTCGGGGACCGCGCCGAGCGGTATCTGTCCGCCTACCTTTCGGGGGAGGAGGACAAAATCCAGACGGCGGTCAACGCCGG